TTATATCAACACCCTTATCCAATCTTTACCACGATCATCATGATATTTATCGGTTTGCTGCTGGTTTTTATGGCCCAGCAGGTTTTTAGTATTAATTCCCTGTTCCCGGTATAAACGCTCCGATAATGACCGCATTTCATGAAATGTTGCCGGTGTTCCTTCTCCCCAGTCGATATCTGCTTTATCCCTGGCTTTTTTAAAGTTGGTGGTCAGGGTATTTGCGGTTACCTGGCCGCCGGGCTGTGACTGTGATGTGTTTCGTGTGTAGTGAACTAAATATTTGCTGACATACAGATCACGGCATCCGGCAATCACATCCCGCAGGCTGACATTGAGTGCCTGACACTGTAGGGAGAGGGGAATAGCAAGCCGCGTTCCGGTTTTTTGCTGGATGATATGAAGATGATCATCCCATATATCACGGAACTTCATTTCTGAAATATCTCCGAGGCGCTGTCCGGTAACAACAGCCAGCAACATGGCGTTCCCTAGATATTTATGGTCTTTACAGGCGATATCATAAATTTTCTGCCATTCCTCCAGACTAAGTCGTTGTCGGGTTACCTTTCGCCGCGGTTGCTTTGTCGCGAGAGCTGGGTTATATCCGGGCGGAACTTCACCGGCATGCTGCGCCTCTTTGAATACATCAATCAATACCGAACGGACAACCTGAGCCATCCGGTGCTGACCACTGGCCTTATACTGATCCAGAATATCGGCAATATCGCGGGCATCGACTGCAGGTAATGGTTTTTGTGACAACGCATGACGCATCAGTGCAACAGGTTTCTGTTTTTGTTTAAAGGTATTCTGTTTTATTTCACCGTCTGTCAGACGCTCTGCCTGGATTTTCTGGTACCGATCCAGCCAGGTATTAACCGTGATTTCTTTGCCTTTTATTTTCGCCATCCGATCACTGATCGCCATTACCTGACGGCTCCGCTGTTCAGCCAGCCGCAGATTAGCCTCAACCGCAATTATTCTGGCCTCTTCCTCATTGTCACCGAGATAATGAAATTTCCCGGTGACGGGATGTCTGTACCGCCAGTACACCTTGCTGGTTTTCCTGCTGAAAAACGGGTACAGGTTGGGGATATTGATATTATTTTTACGGGGTCTGGCAGCCATCAGTTAAAATCCTTTGCAGCCTGGGATTGTCACTTTTGCTGATCAGCGGTGAGATTAAATTACCGACAAGTTCGGCATCTTCTCTCACGCGCCAAATACCACCTTCTTTCTGTGCCGGTGGGAAAAACAGACCACATCGGGCGTACCGCTGTAATGTTCCCAGTTTAGGCGGGCGGCTCCTGTACCGGTCTTCTGCCCATTCATCCAAAGTTAACATTTTCATAGTCACACTCTGCACATCACCGTATACGATTAAGACTGTTCAGATATAAGAAGAGCGTAGCTTCAGTGAATATTTCTTTTTTTAATAGTGTCTTTTATTGCTTTTTTTATAGCCTCTGTAGTCGTTCCTTCACTGGCAATATGTTCACCGATTTTTTCTAAAAAAGAGGCTATATAAGGTGCATTTTCAGGTATGTTGAATTCCTTACTTACCTCAACATTAATGCAGGGCGCTTCATTTAAAGTCACAGTAATATTAATCTTAACACTGGGCTTATCCTGTTCTGACATGATGTATATCCTCTTTGGAATAAAGATTAAATATTTTATTAAACTAATTTATTCTCTGGTGCGGGCAGTAAAAATACCGTAGGTTAAAACGGCATAAAATAATTAAGCTTTGAATTTTCCGGTATAGGTTTTGAATTTAGATTTTCAAACACACCGACATCTAACCCGGAGAGAAAGTCCGGGACATTGGTCATACGGTTATTCTCGCTCATCGCGTTTTTCCTTTCGTTGTCTGTTCACACAAAGATAAGTCCACCGGCGGTCAGGCAAGGTATCTATCCGGCAGGACGATTTACACCGGTGGACTTATGTTTGTAAAAAAATGGCGGCCGACAGATGGACTGCACCGTGTTATGCACGGCCGCTAATGGTGCTGCATCGTTATTGTTATGGGGTCGTCTCTCTTCACAATATTCGTGCCCGGTTGTTTAACCACCTCGGGCGGCGGTGGTATCTTGGTGTTCTCACACAACCAAGAGGGTAAATCATGAAAACCAGTCAACTTTCTGCGCTATTTCAAGATATACAAAGCAAGGTATATTCACATTATGGCGCTGCGTATGGCATAAATAGTAGTGTCGGAGATAAAGATAGCGCTAAGTTGCATTCCTACATGCTATTACTTCTTGAAATTTATATCGCTGATTACAAAGAAAAATTAAACTTAAGTATGATGCCTTTTATTACTCTTGGTGGTGATACAGCACTGAGGCATTCAATATTAACCAAGTACCGGTATACACCAGAGAAGGTCAATTCCCTGACTCTTCATGAGATGGTTTTTCTTCTTCTTGAAGACCTACGCCCTGATAACTTTTGTAATAAAGCTCGTGATTATTTAAATGTGATAGAGCTGAATTCAGAACACGCGAATATTGACTGGAATCTGAAAGTAAGCTGGAATCTGGGTGATGGCGCAGATTATTTATCAGGGCCTGACACTGAATGACGCCGTGCATTTCTTTTATGAGATAACCAAGTAATTTTCTTGATTCAATTATTGCGCGTCTGGTTACTTTTAATTTATTGGCCTCATCCTCCATCCAGCGGATCAGTGCATCTAAATCAAGATTTCCTGAGTAGATAAAAGGCTCATCACCATAGGGTGGCACTTGCTGCCCTGTTTTTTCATTTTCAGTTGTCATAACGTCTATCTCCCCACACTAATTGATACTCTTCACACAGTTATTCAGATACGCAGCCGTTACTGCGGTTGTACTGTTAAAGCACAGAGGTCTTCCCATCTGGCGATATCTTCATCGAGGCGGGCCATCGTGCGCTCGTGGTCACGTATCTCTCTTTGGCGCTCAGCACGGAGTGATTGCAGTTTTTGAAGCGCCCGGGCTTTTTCAGTGATCCACGCCGCAACTTCGTCTGCTGACATATTGTTGGTGGTGATGATTGGTTCTTGGTTCATATTGGCCTCATGTAAAAAATGGTACTTCTTACATGAAATAAAAAGTACCTTAAGTTACATTTGCGGTCAATAGTTAGTGTAAAAAAAGTTACATTGCTGCATAGATAAGGCAAATGAGAAAGGAATAAATCAGATGTTTTGAATAACCTGAATAACCCTGCCAATGATTCGACAGTTACCATTGACTACTATCGGTTTGAAATTGGGGTTCAGCGGAATCAGGTAGGTATAGGGAGCATCCCAGACTAGTTTTTTGATTGTGGCATCTGATGTGCCATCGAGTATTGCAACAACAATTTTTCCATATAGATCTTCTATACTTCCAAATTGTGTTTCAACAATGACTGTTGAGCCTTCAGGGATTGTTGGTGCCCCATTTGGGTTTGTCATTGAATCACCCTTAACATCAAGGCCAAACGCACTTTCAGATACCCGAGCGGTTGTGTTAACCCAGCGAAGTACATCATCAATAGTTGCTGATGCGTATGTTGATGTCCAGTCACCGGCTTGTACGGCAGATATAACAGGGATTTGTTTGACAGCAATGGTTTTTCTTGCAGATACCAGTTCAGTCGAAAGTGGTTCATTTCCGCCAAATAGCAACCATTCAGGAGAGACATCCAGTGATTTAGCCAGCATGTGAAGATTTTCACCATCTGGTTTTGTGACACCTGTCTCCCATTTTGTAACGGATACGCGTGAGACCCCGAGCATTTTTGCCAGGGATTGTTGCGTCATATTGAGTTGCGTACGACGAGCTTTGATGCGTTCGTTCATTTCCGTTTTCATGTAACCAATGTTACATCACAATGATGTGAAATGTGTTTGCATGTAATTGTACCTTTTGTTACATTTCTTGTGTTCAAAAGTCTGAGGAGTCGTACAAATGTTGAAGAGAGATGTTCTTCATTTTTTCGGCGGAGTAAAAAAAACAGCCACAGCTCTTAATATCAGTCATCCGGCAGTTTGCCGCTGGAAGAAAACTATTCCCGAAAAACAAGCGTTAATTATTGAGCGGATTACAAATGGAGGACTTAAGTACAATCCTGCACTTTATCAGCATAGCAGCACGGAAAAGCACAGTTAACTACAACTCATACTGAAAGTGAGTAGGCAATGAAAAACCAATCCCTGAAAGAAGTTGTAAGAGAGATGTGCAGTCTGGTCCCCGGCGGACGTGATGCAATGGCGGGTTCTCTTGGCCTGTCCCTGACGTCATTCAATAACCGGTTTTATGAGAAAAACGGCTGCCGGTTCTTTGATCACCATGACCTGATGGTGATGCAGGAAGTCTCCGGAACTGTGCTGTATGCCGAATATGTTGCGGCTGAGTCCGGAATGCTGCTGGTGGACAGCCCGAAAAAAAGTGAAATCGGCCGTACTGATTTATACGAAAAGAGCGTCAGGGCATCCGTTATGCGAGGGGCAGTGGATTTGTGCATCAGTAAGGCTATTGAGGACGGAGAAATCACAACAGGAGAAGCGGATGCAATACGGACTGCACACTACAGAGACATGCAGGCCAGAACAGACGAGGTTGAATCCACGATTATTTTATTTACTCGGACTCAGAAAGGGTGAAGCCGGGAGTATACGGCTCCCGGCTTCGATCGCGCCATATCAATTGTGTGAAGAGATAAACGCATGAGCAGATTAACTCATTCAATACCGGAAAGGCAATTCAAATGCATTGTTACCGGCAGTGAACCACTTCGTTATGTGGAAAGCATACCGGGTGGCGGTACAGCCGACAACTACCGGAAAAAACCGGAAATGGTAGACCGGCAAAAGGTGGAGGCCAGCTGGTCACAGTTTTATTACCGCAGCGGAGGTCAGGATGCCTGAAGAAACAGCTGACAATCTGAACCGGTATTACACCGATAAGCGGGGACGGAAAGTTCACGTTATCCGGTACGACCGGGAGAACAGCCGGGTGATTTTCATGCGTGACGGTTATGAGCACCAGTGCTTTGAACCGCTGAAAATATTTCAGGAACTGTATGCACGCTGTCCGGATGAGGTGAAACCATGAGCATGATTTTAACTGCACGGGCTTTGCAGATAAAAACAGGCAACCCGCTGCGAAAACTGGTACTGGTCAAACTGGCAGACAATGCCAACGACCAGGGGGAATCATGGCCGTCTGTGCCGTACATTGCTGAGCAGTGTGAAATATCTGAACGCTCAGTGCAGAACCACATCAATGCCCTGGTGAAAATGGGGCTGGTTCGTGTTGAGTCACGAAAATCGGCCAACGGTCTGAACCAGTCAAATATTTATCATCTGTGCCTGGATGTTACCGCTGTGAGTGGTGAATCTCCTGCACCCTGTGGTGCAAATCCTGCGGGGGTGAGTGGTGCAAATGGTTCCCGGACTGGTGCAGCAGATGCACCGGGTGGTGCAAATGGTTCCGGTAGTGGTGCAGGAGCTGCACCCGGAATCAGTCATGATCCAGTCATAGATCCGGATAATAAAAATATTAATCCTGTTCGCGGAAAACCCAAAAGCAAAACCGTGATGCCGGAAAACTTTGCACCGACACCAGAACACATTGAGCAGGCCAAAGCCGCCGGTCTGGACATTCAGGATGAGTTTCAGAAGTTCAGCGATTACCACGCCAGCAAGGGTACGCAGTATGTCTGCTGGAACTCCGGTTTCAGATACTGGCTGAATACGGCCGCCGGATTTAAACGCTCTGCGGACTCAAAGAACATCGACACCACCGAGTGCGATGAAGTCTTCAGAAAAATGTTCTCATCCTCCGGCTGGAAGCCAGAAAACCGCGTACAGGAGCTGGTCGCAAAACACAAATCCTACATTGGGCGGATGAATGAAATTGCCGGACGAGCAGCATTTCGCGGGTACTGGAAACAGGCCACAGAGCAGGCCGCAAAAGAACGGGAGGCAGCATGAACATGCGCTCAGAAAGCAAAGAGATTTACGGTGTGAGTGTGCTCCCGGTGCTGGCCGTCCTGCATCAGATTCGCCGGTGGTGGGTACTGCGTGACCTGAAAGACCACTGGAACAGCCGCCATAAGGTGATCCGCATTTGCCGCAGCCGTGGCTGGGATGACCATATCCGGTTTCAGAATATCGAGCGGCAGTATTTCATGACCCGCGCCACAGCCAAGCGCTACCAGCGCAAGGGGGTTATCTGATGGCAGTTCATACGAGTAATACTCCCGGGGAGTATAAAGACAGTTGGCAAACACCGGAGTGGCTTTTCACTGCATTGGATCTGGAGTTCGGTTTTTATCTGGATGCTGCAGCGAGTGATATCAATGCACTTTGTTCCCGGTATCTGACTGAACAGGATGATGCTCTCAAATCGGAGTGGGTCAGTCATGGTGCTATCTGGTGTAACCCGCCATACAGCAACATCCGTCCGTGGGTGGAAAAGGCAGCCGAACAATCCCGCATGCAGAATCAGCCTGTCGTAATGCTGGTACCGGAAGATATGTCTGTTGGCTGGTTTCTGGAAGCACTGAAAACGGTTGATGAAATCCGGGTAATTACCGGAGGCCGTATCAATTTCGTTAATCCCGTCACCGGCGAGGAGAAAAAGGGTAACAGCAAGGGCTCCATGTTTCTTATCTGGCGTCCGTTTATCACCCCGCACCGGTTGCCTTCTTTCGCGCTGAAACAGGATCTGGAATCTATCGGTAATCAGTATCTGGCAGAAGTAAGGGCGGCATAGTGACAGATAAAAAGAAAATACCACTCTACATAACCATTGCCGAAACCGAAGAGCAGGGTGCTGAAATTACCACCCGGTACATCATGGATAAATATGGCGTGACGTGCAGCAAAAGTCAGTCAGCAATCAGGATTCTGGATAACGCAGGGGTTATCAGTGCGGGCGAGCGGCGGAACGGTATCAAAATAGTCTATACGGTGCTGCCCGGAGCTGCGGAAAAAATCGCGGCATACGGCGAGCTGGTAAGGACAAAGCGCCAGCTCGCAGGGCTGGCTGGCCGTACCGCAACGTCAGCAGGAACTCATCAGGATATGACAGAACGGAGGTTTGTCTCCATGCACAACCGGTTATTTACGGCACTGGCGGCAAAGCGCCGGGAGATGAAACAGAGTAGCGGGGTGGCGGCGTGAGTAAGCTGATTAAAAAGACACAGAAACTAAAACCGTGCCCGTTTTGCGGATGTGCTGATATCACGATACACCGCCCCAGCAGCCACGGCCTGACATTGTACGGTGTTGCCTGTGACGTATGCGGGGTGCGGATGAAACGGTTTGATGAAGACGAGGCGATCGCGGCCTGGAACCGGAGGGGTGATGATATTTGATCTTAAATTACCGCACTGGCAGTCACTGGACACCTGTCCATTCTGTGGTGGTAAAGCTGAATTATCTTCGGATGGTGACGGGGTATATGCAGGGTGTTCACAGAAAGAATGCCTCATTCAGCCAATCACGCTTACATACCCGACAAAACGCCAGGCAATCAGAGCCTGGAATGTACGCCACAACCAATAAAGGACTTTCAGGATGACTACTGAACAACTCGCAGAATTAAAACGCATTGCACTGGAAAAACACCGTGAAGCTGAAAAGGCAATGTATGCCTATGCAAAAGAGTGTGACGGTATTGAGCGCATGGAAGCATTTGAAGCATATGAAAACATCAGAACAGCGACGAGGGTGCGGGGATGATCAGCCCCGATGTAAAACGCGCAGTATACGGCTGCGCTTAATGAGTGGAGAGATAACGATGAGCAATCTGATTATTGTCGATGGTATTAATGTGCGCCGGGATATGGCTGGTCGCTATTGCCTGAATGATTTGCATCGGGCCGCTGGTGGAGAGGAAAGGCATAAACCACCTTACTGGCTGAGAAATGCACAGACAGAGCAACTTATTGCCGAGTTGCAAATCTGCGACTCGGGTGCACAGCCGGTAAATGTGCTGCGTGGTGGCACCGAACAGGGCACCTACGTGTGCAAAGAATTGGTTTATGCCTATGCGATGTGGATCAGTCCTTCATTCAATCTGAAAGTGATCCGTACGTTCGATGTGGTGGCCGGAACACAGCAGGCGATACAGCTGGCTGATAAAGTTCATGCCGGAGCTATCCTGCTGGAGTCCATGGCAAAAACACTGAATCTGTCAAATTCCTCAAAACTGGGCGGGTATCAGAAACTGCAAAAAATGGCTGGTCTTCCGGATTTGGCTCCCTCCTATGCAATTGATGCACCGGCGGGCGCGGTGGATGGTTCCAGCAGACCGACAACATCCCTGACTACACTGCTGAAAAATCACAATGCCGCATTGTCTGCGACCAGAGCATACAAACGCCTTGCTGAGCTGGGGATTGTGGAGCAGAAAGCCCGGCCCGGTTCACGTGGTACACAGCGTCTGTTCTGGTCGATAACGACGCGGGGACTGGCGTACGGTAAAAATATGACATCCCCGGCAAATCCGCGGGAAACGCAGCCGCATTTCTTTGAGAGTAAATCAGCGGAACTTCTGGCACTGATGATGACTCCGGCGGTGGCCTGATGAATTACCTGTTAACCGGCTTTGTCCAAAAAGATGCCCGGATCCTGATGTTTAATCCGGGTGCGGAGATCTGCAATTTTCTGAACGGTGCCCGCTACCTGGTGAGCGCGGCGCCGCACTCGATGAATGGCATTCCGTCCGGCCTGGTACCGGCAGATGCACAGCCGCTGCTGACAGATGAGCGGGTACTGCGTTTCCTGGATAATCCTGCCGTGATAAAAGCCGCCGGCGGTCTGTCCGGTTCCCGTCATTACGTTAAATCTGTGGGCTACTGCCAGATTGATGATCCGGAGAACCCTTATCACCATCACGAACTGACCATGACCCGCCATAAAGACGGTTTTATCCGGACATGCTGGCACCATGACAACATCTTGCGGGCGGGTGATGTCCACCAGCAGCAGGCAGACGAAATTCTGTTACACAACCAACGGGCGTTTGTGGCACGCAGCATCTTTACCGATCTGCGGCTGCCGGCTGGTCATCTTCTTAATCCTTCCGATTTGTTCACCTGGTCGGTGATGCGCCGCGTCAGTGATCATCTTCCGGCCTTTATCAGTTCCTACATTCTGATGCAGAAACCGGAGGAAGAGATAACCGGCACCATGACAGAGCATTCCATTGTTCATCAACCGCGCTCACACAGCCGGATTGTTCATGACATTGTCGAGCAGATAAAGCCGGTCGTTGTTCCTGAGATAGAATCGGAGCCGCCAGCAAGTTTTATGCGGATCCCGAAGTTAAAGCGCTGGGAGAGTCTGAAATACCTGCAGTGGGTGAAAAGCCAGCCGTGTTGTGTGTGCGGCCAGCAGGCAGACGACCCGCATCACATCATCGGTCACGGTACCAGCGGCACAGGTACAAAAGCACACGACATTTTTACTATCCCGCTGTGCCGGGTTCACCACGACGAGTTACACCGGGATCCGGCAGCATGGGAAGAAAAGCACGGCAGTCAGCTGGAGTTGTTATTTAAGTTTATGAACCGGTCATACGGGATCGGCGTTTTTGGTTAATGCGCTGTACGGAGCGCGGAGAGATGAGCATGAAATTAGAATCAGCACTGAAGCAGTTTCACCCTAAATCCCCTATGTTCAGCGATTCGTCACATTCAACATCCCCCGACCGGCTTAAAGGGATGGATGCTGCAGCGGCACTCGGCATGACACAGCAAAAGGCGCGGTTCGGCATGCATGCTTTTTTTGCGAAGAATGATGTCAGCACGGAAGATAAATTCAAAACCGTTGAAGAACTGACTCAGTATGCAATGAAAGTGGCACCTAAACTGATAGTAAAGGCATCCGGCAACCGGTTGGCGCAGTGTATGAAAATTCTGTCAGCAATGGCGCTTGAGGATTATGCCAGGTCAGCGGGGTCATCCTGCCAGTGCCACTCCTGTGGTGGGCTGGGTATGATTTATGCGGTAAAAGAGGTGGTTAAATATCCGGGGCTCACAAACAAAGATGGGATTTTTATTGTAGCGCCTGACATTCGTAACGAACGGGTTGGTGAAGTATGTGCCGCGTGTGGCGGCAAAGGGGTGGAGCATTATCGCTGTCAGTGTAAAGGCCGAGGCAAGGTACCGGATGAAGAACAAACGGCATTGCAAGGCGTTCCTGTAATCAAAGATTGCCCTCGCTGCTCAGGTCGTGGCTACCGGCGCATGCCATCATCGAAAGCTTATAATGCAATACGGCACTTGGTACCGGATTTGAATGAAAGAACGTGGCGGCGCAACTGGAAGCCCTTCCATGAAAGGCTGGTGGAGAAATGTTACGTTGAGGAAAGTTGCGCGGAGGCATTATTCAACAAAGTGACTAATTGATGTAATTTTAATTATAAGCGTTGATATTTGTCCGGAATTGTTATAGTGTTTTCCCATAGTGGGATTTTTATAACTATCCACGCTAAGGAATTTCAAGGCCCCGCATAAAACGGGGCTTTTTTATTACAATGTATTTAAGAAAGCCTGAAAGGCTGATTTGTCTTCTGATGAGACATTCTCCATCTTATTTAGCTTCTCCTGAATTAAATTCAGGTTTTTTCGCTGCAGAAATAACTTGGCATCTTTGAACAATACTTTTAGCTGACTAAGCCTTGTTTCGATGGTGTTGGTTCTTTGTGTTATTTCTGCAAGTAATGGGCTTGGAGCCTCATCAGGGATAACACCGTTCAACAGTTGAATGTCTTCATAAATAGATGAATAGAGAGATTTTAGATTATTTTCCGGCATGAGCACGTAGATGTTTTTCATTTTACCAATGTGTATTGATTGCAGGGCTTCTCCGCTTTCTTGGAAATCTCTGTTAAATGTAAATAATAAGGCTTTTAATTTTTTATCAATTTTTGACGTATCATAGCTAACATCTGCATTTTGTGTTTTTGCTATATTTCTTATTTCTGTTGCGCCAGTCTGACCAACGAATCGTGAGTTTGATAGCTTTTCTATATTTGTGGTTGCCCACAATATGTCTCTGCCTTTGAACTTAAGCGACTCAAGCTCAGATAGCCAGGCCGGACATTTTATCTTCCCTTGAGAGATAATAGCTTTGCGCTCTTCGTGCAATCGGAATTTATCGAAATCGGAAGAGAGGGTATCAAACTCAATACCAAATATGTTTTTTCCACACTTATTACCAATAACAGTCTCAATATTTTCTGATGTTACTACTATATAACCTTTATTGTGAGGCTGATTACAGGTTGAAAGTGAGCAATGAACTTTTTCTTTAACCTCGTAGTAACCGATTATTTTCTCAAGCGTGTGTTTTTCGTTTGAGAGTTTTTTTTGAAATGTGGGTTTAGAGGTAATGCTATCCCACTTATCCAGCTTTACAGATCCATTTTCTGTCTTAAGAAATATCATTAATCCACCTTTTTGCTGAAATTAATGCCTGAAAACGATCGCATTATAATCAAATTTTCGTTTAGCAGGTATATCCAATCGTGAAATGTCAGATTTGCGTGGTTTTTTACTATTAAGTATTTGGCATTGAAATACTCACTTTTAATTTATTCATACAAATCAACAACAAGAGCATTTGAATACGACAGGCTCATTACCTAATCCGTATTCGGCCACAGTGCTCTTTTTATTGCTTTCCCGCCGCTGGTGGGATTACCAGAACAATACCGCAGCCACCACACTTTAACCCGTTTAAAACATATAAAACGGTTGCGGCATTTCCCTATCACTCAACATACGGAACACTCCGCAGGGGGTGGATATGCGCATGCCTGACAAATATTCCAGCCCTACAGCATACGCCTGGGGACTTATAACCTCTGCTTTTGGCGTTTTATCTCTGGACCAGTGGGCTATTGTTGCCGGGATCATCTGTACTGTCGGGACGTTCCTGGTGAACTGGTATTACAAACGGAAGGAATTCCAGCTGAAAGCCGGAGAACATCATGAATAACCGATTATTTAAAAAAGTCATGGCCGCTTGTGCCGCCGGGGCGATTGCCGGAGCGCTGGTGCTGATCCCCGCGTATGAGGGTGTTGAGTACAAACCTTACCGTGATGTGGCCGGAGTGCTTACCGTATGTTATGGCCATACCGGCAGTGATATTCAGCCCGGCAAGTTGTACACGGACGCTGAATGTAAGGCGCTGCTGCATGACGACCTGACGAAAGTCCGGCGCGCGGTTGACCCGATGATCAAAGTGCCGATTGATGACAATAGCCGGGCGGCCATCTATTCATTTGCATATAACACCGGAACCGGTGCGTTCTCGCGTTCGACAATGCTGCGCAAACTCAATGCCGGTGATATCGCGGGTGCCTGTGACGAAATGAAACGCTGGACATTTGCCGGTGGTAAGCAGTGGCAGGGTCTGATTAACCGGCGCGAAACGGAGAAAGCGGTATGCCACGGAACCCTTTAACACTGATCATCATTGCTATCATCCTGCTGACTACTGCTCTGTTGGCGGGTTGTTATCTGTATTCACTCCCGAATCACTGTAAGCCGCTGCCGGGTAACCCGCTGGACGGTGTGATCTGTTATGAGTGTGAAGCGCCATGAACTGGAAAGAAACGGTAATTGCCGCGCTGTTTATTGTTGCCGCCTGGTGGGTATATGACACCTACCGGGATAACCAGCAGCTGAAGGTGAATAACACAACGTTGTCCGGACAACTGTCAGCACAGCGGACGATAAACACCATTACGCTTTCAGCCGTTGCCATCAGACACCGCGCCGCACTCGACAACATCAAAGCCAAAGAAACGGAGGGCACGGAGAATGTCAAAGTTAAAACCGTTATCAGAACGGAGTTTAAAGACAGTGAGTGCGCTGTTACTCCTGTTTCCCCTGGCATTGTTGGGAAGTTGCAGCAATACGAAAGAGACATTCGTGCCCGCGCCGGTGGTGCCGATCCCGCCACAACTGACGGCTGATTGTCCGCTGCCGGTTATTCCGGATGAACTGACATACGGCGGCGCAATCCTGTTGTTGGCCGATGCAATGAAGTCGATAGCGGGCTGTAATCACGATAAGCGGGCAATACGGGAGATTGAAGCGGAGAGGATAAAAAAATAGCCCGAAACCGATGGGGGTACGGGCTTAAATACTACGCTCAGGCAGGTACTCTTGGATATGTGATTAAATTACACTCTTTGAGCTAAACAAAAGATAAACAAGGCCTCGCTAAACAGCGGGGCTTTTTTATGCGCTGCGTTGTCGCAGTCTCCTTGTGTTAACTATGACCTGTTTATCTCATGCAGTGAGCGCACGGGGAGAATCAAAAACAACGAATCCACGGTGTGGTTACCGATACGGGCAGCAACGTCAGCTGCCGGAGCAGCAGGGCGTGACAGCCGGAGAGACGGCATGAACCAATCATAAAGCCTGTTCATAATGAGTCGGCTTTATAATCGGAGGATATGATGCCACCACGCATACCCCGCGCCTGCCGCAAACGTGGCTGCGCAAAGACAACCACAGACCGCAGCGGATACTGCGAAGAGCACCGTAATACTGGGTGGGAGAACCACCAGCAGGGCAAGAGCCGACACGAACGCGGATACGGAACGAAGTGGGACCGTCTGCGTGCTGGGGTGCTGAACAGGGATAAACATCTGTGTCAGCAGTGCCTGCGCGAAGGACGGGCAACCGAGGCGAAGACAGTCGATCACATCATACCCAAAGCACATGGGGGAACCGATGCGGAAAGCAATCTGCAAAGCCTGTGCTGGCCCTGTCACTACAGCAAGACGGCAACAGAACGCAATCGCGGCTGACTGCTCATTATGTATGGGGGAGGGGGAGGTCAAATCCCTGCCGCCCCACGGCCAGAGGACCGCCGCCTTGCCTTTTTTCACATCGCCGCAGGTTAGAAAACTTTTTTCCGGGTTCTCCGGAGGGGTATTAACAGGAGAAAACGATTATGCCGGGACCACCGAAAACCCCGTCACACCTGCGTTTGGTCAGAGGTAACCCATCAAAACGCCCGATCAATAAAAAAGAACCAAAACCGCCTTCAGGGGTACCCCCAACACCGAAACATTTTACCAGGCAGGGGAAATACTGGTTTAAGCGGATTGGGGAAGAACTCGATGCCATGGGCGTGATGAGTTCGATGGATGCCAAAGCGCTGGAGCTGCTGATCGAGGCATACACCGAATACCGGCAACACTGCGATACTCTGGACGAAGAAGGTTACACCTACACAACACAGAGTGATGGCGGCCCACTGATAAAAGCACACCCGGTGGCGGCAATGAAAGCTGATGCATGGAAACGGATCCGCGCGATGCTCTCCGAGTTCGGTATGACCCCGGCAGCCCGCCAGAAGGTAACCATTAACACACCAGCCGAAGAAGACCCTTTCGAGGCATTTCTGAAACAAAGAAAATGATGAATGGCAACCGTAGCAGACGGGATCCGGTACGCCGAGCAGGTGGTTGCCGGAGAAATAGTTACGGGCGAACTGATACGCCTGGCGTGTCAGCGGTTTCTTGATGATCTGGAATACGGCCCTGAGCGCGGTATTTATTTCATGGAGGAACGCGCCCGGCATATTCTGGATTTTTACCGGTTCGTCCCGCATGTCAAAGGGGCGCTGGCAGGTAAGCCGATTGAGCTGATGCCATGGCATACCTTTATTCTGATTAATATTTTTGGTTTTGTGATCCCGCTGGTTGATGAACTCACCGGCGAGGCTCAGTACGACGATGACGGGGATCCGGTGCTGGTTCGCCGTTTCCGGACAGCCTATAACGAAGTTGCACGTAAAAACGCTAAATCCACCCTCTCATCCGGTATCGGTCTGTACATGACCGGCGCTGACGGTGAGGGTGGCGCCGAGGTTTACTCGGCGGCCACCACCCGTGACCAGGCGCGTATTGTGTTTGAAGATGCAAAAAACATGGTCAAAAAGGCCAAGAGCTCACTCGGCCGCCTGTTTGAATTTAATAAGCTGGCGATTTACCAGGAGCGGTCTGCATCCAAGTTTGAGCCGCTGTCCAGTGACGCAAATAACCTCGACGGCCTGAATATTCACTGCGGCATTGTGGACGAACTTCACGCCCACAAAACCCGTGATGTGTGGGATGTGCTGGAAACTGCAACCGGTGCCCGCCTGCAATCCCTGCTGTTTGCGATCACCACTGCGGGATTTAACCGCGAGGGTATCTGCTACGAACTGCGGGATTACGCCATCAAGGTACTGCGCGGTGTGGTGGAAGATGACACCTTTTTTGCCGCCATTTACACGCCGGATGAAGATGATGATCCGTTCGATGAATCTGTCTGGATAAAGGCCAACCCGGGGCTGGGTGTCTGTAAGCGCTTTGATGATATGCGCCGCCTGGCGAAAAAAGCCAAAGAGCAGATTGCGGCCCGGCCTAATTTCCTGACCAAGCACCTCAATATGTGGGTGAATGCCGAATCCGCCTGGATGGATACCGGTAAGTGGGACAGCTGCCCTGAAAATGCGCCGGATGATGAGCTGAAAAATTACCCGGTCTGGGTTGGTGTGGATCTGTCAAACAAAATCGATGTGACCGCAGCCGTTAAAGTGTATGAGGATCCGCGCGGACAACTGCATATGAAGTGCAAATTCTGGCTGCCGGAGGACAGAGTAGTGACTGCACCGAAGCATATCGCTGACCTGTACCGGAAATGGGGAACTGCCGGTTATCTTGAACTGACGGACGGTGAGGTTGTCGATCACGACATCATCAAAGCCGACATTCTGGCATGGTGCGAAGGTGAGGATTTACGTGAACTCGGTTTTGACCCGTGGAGTGCCGTTCAGTTCTCCCGCCGCCTGGCGGAAGAAGGTATTCCGCTGGTGGAGGTGGCGCAGACGGTGAAAAATCTGTCTGAATCGATGAAAACCGTTCAGGCCGATGTATATTCCGGCAAATTTCACCATGACCACAACCCGGTAATGTCCTGGATGATGTCTAACGTGACGGTAAAACCGGACAGAAATGACAACATTTTCCCGAACAAATCGACACCGGAAAACAAAATTGACGGGCCGTTTGCCCTGTTTACTGCCAAATCACGCCAGATGGTGAACGGCGGGGAGCAGGAACAAAGTCTGTCCGATGTTTTATCTTCCAGGGGCTTGCGCTCACTCTGAGGAAATCCAATGAAATTACTGACTATTACCGCCCTGCTGGTGGGGGTTGCGGGTGCCTGTCTGCTGGCGTTCGGTGCCTGGCTGCTGATGCCTGCTGCCGGGTTTATCACTGCCGGCGGTTTATGCCTGCTCTGGTCATATCTGGTATCAAGATCAGCGGGAAGCCTGAATAACAACGGAGGATCATAATGTTCTTTCCCGGTTTATTCAGAAAATCCGGTACGGGTATGAGTTCGTCAGAGCTCAGCGAAATGATCGGTCTGACCTATGACACCTATTCCGGCCGTCGCGTCAGTCCGCAACTGGCGATGCAGCTTACCGCAGTATTCAGCTGCGTTCGCGTGCTGGCGGAGTCAGTCGGCATGCTGCCGTGTTCTCTGTATGAACAGCTGGAGACAGGCAACCGCCGGGCTGTCCGTGAACGGCTTAACCGGCTTTTATCTGTAAACCCCAATAATTACATGACACCGCAGGAGTTCTGGGAATTACTGATCGCCTGCCTGTGTCTGCGCGGCAATTTTTATGCTTACAAAGTCAAAGCGCTGGGTGAGGTGGTGGAGCTGCTGCCGCTGGACCCGTCTTCAGTTACTCCAAAACTGAACAGTAAGTGGGAACCTGAATATCAGGTTACTTTTCCGGACGGAAGGCACGACACGCTGACACAGGATGATATCTGGCATGTGCGGATTTTCACCCTGGACGGATTAACCGGACTCAGTCCGATAGCGTATGCAAAACAGGCGGTCGGGCTGGGGCTGGCAACGGAGGAGCACGGCTCACGTCTGTTCGGGAACGGCGCGGTAACCAGCGGTGTCCTGCAAACTGACCAGTACCTGAAAGACGATGCCTGGGAGCGGCTGAAAACCGACTTTGAAAACCGGCATCAGGGACTGGCTAATGCACATAAACCCATGATCCTTGAGATGGGCCTGAAATGGCAGCAAATCAGTATGACATCGGAAGACGCACAGTTCCTTGAGACCCGCAAATTCCAGCTGGAGGAAATCTGCCGTATTTTCCGTGTGCCGCTGCATATGATTCAGAACACAGATCGGGCTACCTTCAATAACATTGAGAATCTCGGGATTGGTTTTATCAATTATTCTCTGGTGCCTTATCTGACCCGAATAGAACAACGTATCAATGCCGGACTGGTGAAACCATCAAAACAGGGGGTTTTTTACGCGAAATTCAACGCAGGGGCATTGTTACGCGGAGATATGAAATCACGGTTTGATGCTTATGCCACCGGTATTAACTGGGGGATCTATTCACCCAATGAATGCCGGGAACTGGAAGAGCTCAACCCGCGTGAAGGTGGTGATATCTGGCTGACACCGATGAACATGACCACAAAGCCTGAGAGCAGCCCGGAAAAAGAGGAAAAGCAGGATGTCGATAATGACTAAACAGCGGCTGGACATACCGCTGAAAATAAAGTCGGTCACTGAAACCGGCGAGTTTGAAGGATACGGATCGGTTTTCGGCGTGAAGGACAGCTACAGCGATATTGTTGTGCCGGGTGCCTTTCAGGCATCACTTAGTGAATGGCGGGAGAAGGGCAGTCTTCCGGCCATGCTCTGGCAGCACCAGATTTCCGAACCGGTTGGTGTGTATACCGAAATGCGGGAGGATGATACCGGCCTGTATGTCAAAGGGCGGCTGCTTATCGAGGATGACCCGCTGTCAAAACGGGCTCATGCACATCTGAAGGCCGGATCATTATCCGGCCTTTCTATTGGCTACATCCTGAAAGACTGGGAGTACGACCGGAATAAAGGGGCGTTTCTCCTGAAAGAAATCGATCTGTGGGAAGTGAGCCTGGTGACCTTCCCGTCCAATGATGAAGCCCGGGTCAGTGATGTTAAATCGGCATTTGCCCGTGGTGACATCCCGTCACAAAAAAGTATTGAGCGCGTCCTGCGTGATGCCGGACTGTCGCGGACACAGGCTAAGGCATTTATGGCCGACGGCTACCATGCTCTCTCTCTGCGTGACGCAGAGGAAGATGCACTGGAAACACTTAAATCCATTAATTTTAATCAGTAAGGGGCTGTTATGGCTGTTGATCATAAAGATATCAGTGAAGTGGCAAAAGAGCTGAAAGCGTCATTTGAAGAATTTAAGTCAAAAAATGACAAACGTATTGATGCCATCGAATCAGAAAAAGGCAGACTGGCCGAGTCAGTGGAAACGCTGAACGGCAGATTATCCGAACTGGACGAGCTGAAATCGTCGCTGGAAGCTGAGCTGGCGGCCGTGAAACGCCCGGCAGGTGGTGTGGCAAACAAAGATGTTGCTGAACACAAAAGTGCATTCGAACTGTTTGTCCGCAAAGGTAAGGATGACGGCCTGGCCGAACTGGAACAGAAAGCCATGCAGATTGGTTCTGATCCTGACGGTGGTTATGCCGTGCCGGAAGAACTGGATCGCAATATTATTTCTGCTCTGCGTGACGAAGTCATTATGCGTCAGGAATGTAATGTTGTCTCAGTCGGCACGCCGAATTACAAGCGCCTCGTGAATATGGGAGGTACCGGCAGCGGTTGGGTTGGTGAGACTGATGCCCGTCCGGAAACCAGTACGTCAAAACTCGGTACCATTGAGCCGGTATGGGGGGAAATTTACGGAAATCCGGCGGCGACTCAGACCATGCTGGATGATGCCTTTTTCAACGTTGGCCAGTTCATTACCGGTGAACTGACAACTGAATTTGCAGCGCAGGAAGACGCGGCATTCACCAGCGGAGACGGCAGCAAAAAGCCCAAAGGATTGCTGGCCTACGGCAGTGATGATAAAGCGGATAAGGAGCGTGACTGGGGCAAATTGCAACACCTGTTGCTGAAGAAACCGACCGAACTGACCGCTGATGAAGTGATGAAACTGATTTATACCCTGCGAAAACCATACCGCAACGGTGCTAAGTTTATGATGAATAACAATACGTTATTCAAAGTGCGCACACTGAAGGATTCCCAGGGAAATTACCTGTGGCAGCCGGGCCTGCAACTGGGTCAGCCGTCTGCATTACTGGGATATGGTATTGCGGAAAATGAGCAGTTTGCTGATATGGCTGCCGGTGCTGTTCCGCTGGCGTTCGGTAACTTCAGACGCTGCTACACCATCCTGGATCGTATCGGCATCCGTATGCTGCGCGATCCGTACACCAACAAGCCGTTTGTGCATTTCTATACCACGAAGCGTGTCGGCAGCATGATGGTGGACAGTAATGCTGTGAAATTACTGAAAGCTGCAGGTGCAGGAGGCTGATTAATTACGGCGGCAGAGATGCCGCTTTTCCGGAGGGTTTCATGTCATTACCGACAATTGAAGAGCTGAAAAGGCAATGCTATATCGATGGTGACCATGATAATGATCTTTTACTGCAATTTTTGAGTGCTGCTGTATCAGAAGTTGAGCGGGTCACTAACAGAAAGCTTACCCCGGAAAAACCTGATAAAGACGACCCTGATACCTTGTTTTTAAGTGCGGATATAGTGCTCAGATTAAAACAGATGGTCGGATTTTGGTATGAAAACCGGGAGGGGCAGTCATTACCGGACTCTTTGTACCGCCATTTAAGAGATTACCGGCGCAGGCCGTAAGGATAAAATTATGCAGGCTGGTCGTCTGAGACATATTGTTGTATTTCAGAGAGCTGAAATCACAATACTCCCGTCTGGCCAGAGAGAAAAATTATGGGTTGATATTGGCCCGGCTGTGAATGCGGAAGTCAGACCCGTCAGTGGCCGGGAACTGCTGACCGCCGGAGCGGAAATGTCAGAAATCACGGTCCGCGTATGGATGCGGTACCGGCCGGATATTCATCCTGCATGCCGGATGGTATATCGCGGTCAGGTCTACGATATTCAGGTTGTGATCCCGGATGTGAAATTTACCCGGCTGGAACTGCTGTGTAAACAGGGGGTGAAAGATGGCTGATATGAGGCTGGATTTGTCCGGTTTTGCTGAACTGTCCCGTGATCTGGAATTACTCAGCCGGGCTGAAAATACCCGTGTGCTGCGGGAGGCTGCGAAAGCCGCAGCGGATATGCTGCGGGATGAGGTCCGGCAGAGTGCACCCCGCATAACCGGCAGGTTAGTGCGTAATATCGTTACCGGCGGTCAGCGGAGCCGTTATAAAGGTGAGGTTGTCTCCGGTGTGTACATCCGGGGAACCAACGCCGCAGGAACCAACAGTGATAACACACTGAAAACGGACGACCCGCGTAATGCGTTTTACTGGCGTTTCCTGGAAAACGGTACATCCAAAATGGCATCACAACCGTTTATCCGTCCGGCATTTGACGGCAAAGCGGATGAGGCAGCAGATCTGGCGCTGAGCAAACTCAGTCAGGCTATCGATAAGGTGCTGAGCGGATGAAAGAATCTGATTTGTTTTCTTTACTTGCCCCGGTGCTGCCGGGCAGGGTTTTCCCGTATGTGGCTCCGCAGGATGAGCCCAAAATTCAGCCGCCGTGGTGTGTTTTTTCACTTTATGATACCGGCGGCGATGTGCTGTGCGGTCGTGCTGAGACAATGACCAATATCCAGATTGATGTGTATGCAAAAACCATCGATGAGGCCCGCCGGATCCGTGAACTGTCTGTTGCTGCTGTTTCTCCGCTTTCACCGGCGGAGTTCACAGAGAGGCAGGGCTATGAAGCGGATACCTCGCTTTACCGGGCCACGCTGGAGTGTCAGGTCTGGCAATAACGTAATCTTGAACAACAAGCTGCTGCGGCAGCTTTTTTTTATGCTTACAGGAAAATAATCATGCCGAGCAAATATGAAAAAACGCAGGGCACGAAAATCAGTATTTCAAAGCTGCCTGCAACAGAAGTGAACCCCGCATCCGCAGAATTTCTGCCGCTGGCCTGTGCGGCCAAAGAGATCAGTTATACCGGTGGTCAGAAGTCGGATATTGATGTCACCACCCTGTGCTCAACGGAGCAGGAAATGACCAACGGGCTGGCCTCTCCGGGGGAAATCACGATCTCCGGTAACTGGTCACCGGATGAGGGCCAGGAAGTTCTGCGTACTGCCTATGACAAAGATACTATTCATGCGTTCAAAGTGGAATTTCCGTCAGGTAATGGTTATGCCTTCCTGGCAGAAGTCCGTCAGAACAGCTGGAGTGCGGCAACCAGCGGGCTGGTCACCGCGTCTTTCACTCTGCGTATGAAAGGTAAGCCTGTTCCGCTGAAAAACGGGACGGTAACTGAGCCGGGAAAGAGGGAATAAGCCGTGGCGAATCCGAAACTGTCATTAAAAGAACTGGCACTCAGTCCAAAAAACGCCTTCCGTTCAAAGATGGTGAAGGTACCCGAATGGAGCGGAGTCACCGTTATTCTGCGGGAACCGTCTTCGGCAGCCTGGCTCAGATGGCGTGAGCTGATGAATACCGGCGCAGACGGTGATGAAAAATTGTCAGAGGCAGAACAGGCGCAGCGCAATCTGCGTGCAGATGTGGTGATGTTTTCTGATGTGCTGCTGGATGAAGATAAAGAGCGGGTGTTCAGTGATGACGACACTGAAGAAGTGATGGCTGTTTACGGGCCGGTTCATGCCCGTTTACTGAAACAGGCGCTTGACCTGATGACCACGCCGGATGAAGCGGAAAAAAAGTAGCGCAGCCCGGGATGTTTTTTCTGATGACACTGGCGCTCCGGATGGGGCGTACAGTGGATGAACTGACCAGAACGATGAGCGCCGGTGAGCTGACCATGTGGATGGCTTTTGACCGCCTCAGTCCGATCGGGGACATCCGCAGTGACATACAGACGGCCCATATTGTCTCATCGCTGTACGGCGCACAGGGCGGCAAACTCAGCCTGAATGATGCGATGCTGACATGGGGCGCTCAGGATGAGAGACCGCCCGGTGACAGTCTGGAAGAGTTTCTCGGATCTATTTCTGAACATTGATTTTATTTTCTGAACGGGGAAGTAATGACGAAGCTTCGTGAGCTTATTATTAAAATATCGGCTAATTCATCCTCGTTTCAGTCTGAAATAGCCCGCGCCTCACGGATGGGGGAGAATTATTACCGGACGCTGGAGCAGGGCGGCCGCAAAGCAGCATCGGCATCACGCGAAACGAAACGGGCAATCAGTGAGCTGAACAATGAACTGTCATCAATAAAATCGACAGTAACCGGCGTAATGGGGGCTATGGCCGGTGCTTTTGCCACGCAGCAGCTTATCAGTTATGCCGATACCTGGAGCCAGTTAAGCGGACGCCTCAAACTGGCCTCTGTGTCTGCGGAGGATTTCAGCCGGGCGCAGCAGGAGCTGATGTCGTTAAGTCAGCGTACCGGCACATCACTGGCGGCAAATACCAACCTGTACGCCCGTATTGCACAGTCGATGCGTGATGCGGGTTATGCCTCGGGGGATGTGGCTAAAGTCACAGAAACGATTGCCACCTCACTGATTTTATCCGGTGCCAGTGCGGCGGAAGCCAGTTCCGTTACCACTCAGCTGAGTCAGGCACTGGCCTCCGGTGTGTTGCGCGGAGAAGAATTCAACTCCGTCATGGAAAACGGCGGACGACTGGCCAGACTGCTGGCAGCCGGAATGGGTACCACCATCGGCGGTCTGCGTGATATGGCGCAGAGCGGGCAGCTGACCACGGATAAAATCGTCCCGATCCTGACAAATACGGAGCAACTCAGAAAAGAATTTGAGCAGTTACCGCAGACCGTCAGTATGGCTTCGCAAAAGGTGGAAAACGCCTTTATGGCGTGGGTGGGCGGGGCTAATGAGGCGTCAGGTGCAACGAGTACACTGACCGGGGCGCTGAATGGTATTGCCGGGAATATAGACACCATCGCCACTGTTGCAGGGGCACTGGTCGGGGTTGGCCTTGCACGGTATTTCGGCGGACTGACCGCCAGTGTGACCAAAGCAACCATCGGGGTGGCCGGTGCCGCAAAAGGCGAGGTCGCTCTTGCACAGGCTCAGTTGCGCGGGACACAAATTGCGGTTGCCAGAGCGCGTGCGGCAGAGTACCGGGCACAAAAATCACTGGCAGCTGCACGCGGAACGGATGCGCAGGCAGGCGCAGAAAAGCGGCTTGCCGCTGTACAGGCATCCGTTGCACGCAATATTAACGCCCGCAATATCGCACAAAACAACCTGAATAACGTCACATCTGTCGGTTCACGTCTTCTTGGTGGTGCGCTGGGGCTGGTCGGTGGTATTCCGGGGCTGGTGATGCTGGGTGCCGGTGCCTGGTACACGATGTACCAGAAGCAGGAGCAGGCAAGACAGTCCGCACTTGAATACGCCGCCACCATTGACCAGGTTCGTGCCAATCTTAATAAAATGACGCTGCCGGAAACCGCTGATAACTCTGGTAAAACCAAAGAATCGCTGGCGGCGCAAAATAAACTGGTTGATGAGCAGCGTCAGAAAGTCGAGGGATTAAAATCAGCGATAGCAGGATATCAGCAGATGCTGGCCTCTCGCGGCCCCAGCATCAACGGCTATCTGATTAATCATCTGATCAGTCAGGAAGATGCGGTTAAATCCCTGGCGGCTGCGCAGGATGAGCTTTCGGTTGAACAGAGCAGGCTCAATGAGCTGAGCAAAAAATCGGAAGAGATTCAGTCAGCACTGAAGGCGGTCGAAAGTCAGCGTGATTTCCTGATCCGTCAGCAGTCTGCTGCCCAGAATAATATGCGTCATTCATTACTGATGGTGAATGCGGAGCATAGCGAATTTAACCGGATAATGTCTGCCGGAAATCAGATCCTGACTAACCGTCTGGCTCTGGTTAACAGCCCGATGCGTATCCCGGCAGCGCCTCTCAGCGAAAAACAGCAGGATTTCATTCAGAAATCAGAGCGGGACAAAGAACTGTCCGCACTGACCGGGGAAGCCCGTGTTATCCGGCAGGCTGAGTTTGCCGCAGATGATATCGGTCTGCTGAATAAACCCGAATTTGCCGATAACCGGCAGAAATACATTGATAATCAGGTGGCAGCCTACCGGAATCAGGAAAAGCTGAGTAAGGAACTGAAAGCGGGTAAAAGCGCCCAGAGTGCTTTCAATAAAGAGCAGAAAGAAGCGGAACGTCAGGCGGAGCAGTATGCCCGTAAAATGGCGGATCTGAGTGTGGCTACGGAGGTTCAGAAAGTCAGGGCCACGCAGGGAGAGAAGGCCGCAGCGCTGTATGCCGCTGCGTATGAGGCCGGTACCAAATGGACGGATGAGCAGCGAAAAGCGATCCGCGCATCCTCTGTTGCCCTGGCGGAGTGGACACAAAAGGCCGACGAGGCGGTCAGAAAGCAGCGTGAAATGGATGATGCGCTGAAAGCGATGCGTGACGGTGCCCGTAAATTCAGTGATGAAGCGGAACAAATCGATAAAACCCGTGGGATGGGCGGAAACCGGCGCAGTTTGTATGAAGAACGCCAGCAGATTGATCGTGTTTATGCCCAATCGGATCAGGGAAAAAATGCGACCGAAGCTTATAACCGGGAGATTGACGCGCTCAACCTGAAATATCAGAAAATAAAGGAAGTTCAGTCTGACTGGACCAGCGGGGTTACCCGGGGGATGGAAGACTGGGTTGCTGAGGCCGGAGACTATGCGGAGCAAACCGCATCAGCAGTGCAGAGCGCCATGGGCGGTATGGTGAATAACATCACTGACATGCTGAACGGAAATAAAGCCAGCTGGCGCGACTGGTCAATAGATGTCCTTAAATCCATCCAGAAAATACTGGTCAACGCTGCCATCGTGAACAGCCTGAAATCCATGTCAGATGCCGGTGGCTGGATTGGTGCTGTCGGTAACTTCCTGGGAGGTGCCGCGGCAAATGCCAAAGGCGGGGTATATGATTCTCCTGGCCTGAGTGCGTACAGCAATCAGATAGTCAGCACCCCGACTTATTTTGCGTTTGCCAAAGGTGCCGGGCTGATGGGGGAGGCCGGGCCGGAAGCGATTATGCCGTTAACACGGGCGGCGGATGGCTCTCTGGGTGTCCGGGCGCTTGGCGGAAATCAGAACATCGGTTCAGCGGCACCACAGGTGTTTATTACCATCGACAGTAACGGCAGCAGCCAGACGCAGTCGTCGGCTGGTTATGAGCAGTTTGGTAATGAAATTGCCGCATTTGTCGATCAGCGTTTCCGCGTACTAATGGACAAAGACACCCGCCCTGGTGGTGCAGTCTGGAATATGACTAAGGGGAAAAGATGATCGAAACATTCACCTGGTGTCCCCGTGTTAATCCCACGGAGGACATCACCTATAAAACCCGCAGGGCGAAGTTCGGTGATGGTTATGAGCAGGTGTCCGGTGACGGTCTTAATCCCCGCAGCCAGAAGTGGTCACTGGAATTTACCGGCCGCGGGGAGTATATCGCGGCTATCCGTCAGTTTATCGACCGTCACGGCGGTATAAAGGCTTTTCAGTGGAAACCTCCGCTTGAGCCGGTCGGTCTGTACCGGTGCGACGAGCATAAGCTCACCCCGCTCGGTGGTGACAACTATTCACTTTCTCTCACTTTTACTCAGGCATTTAAACCATGATCACAAATGACTACCAGAAGCTGGAACCGGGTAATGCCGTCCGGCTTTTTGAGGTTGACGGTACCGCATTCGGTGCGCCGGATATTTTGCGGTTCCATGCATACAACATCCCACATACAGAGGCAGAAATTACTGCCGCCGGTGGTGATCAGAAAAAATTACCGGCGAAATCCATCTGGTGGCAGGGTGAAGAGTACCGTGCGTGGCCGGTGCTGATTGACGGGATAGAGGCGTCGACCACCGGATCCGGCGCGCAGCCGAAGTTATCAGTGGCAAACCTCGATGGTTCAGTCACTGCGCTGTGTCTGGCATACGATGACATGCTGAAAGCGAAAGTCACGATACACGATACCCTGGCGCATTATCTGGATGCAGCAAACTTTCCGGATGGTAACCCGTCGGCAGATCCTACCCAGGAAAAAGTCTCGGTCTTTTATATCGACAGCAAATCCTCGGAAACCAATGAGGTTATCGAGTTTGATTTAGCCAGTCCGATGGATTTGCAGGGGGTACTGATCCCGACGCGGCAACTGCATGCAATGTGTACCTGGTGCATACGTGGCAAATACAAATCCGGTGACGGCTGTGATTATGCCGGGCAGAACGGGTATTTTGACAAACACGGCAACCGCGTGGATGACCCGGCACAGGATCAGTGCAGCGGCATGCTGAATACCGGTTGCTTTCCCCGTTTCGGGAAAAATAATCCGATCCCGTTCGGCGGCTTTCCGGGAACCTCATTGCTGAGGAAATAACGATGCGTAAAAACATTCAGGCGGCCATTTTTGCACACGCAGAACGTGAATACCCCCGCGAGTGCTGCGGGGTGATCGCGCAAAAATCCCGGGTGGTGAAATACTTTCCCTGCCGTAATATCGCGGCCACACCGGAAGAGCATTTTGTATTATCGCCGGAGGATTACGCTGCTGCTGAGGATTGGGGGACGGTGACCGGTATTGTGCACAGTCACCCGGATGCTACCACTCAGCCGTCAGAACTGGATAAAGCACAGTGTGACGCCCTTGGCGTGCCGTGGTACATCGTCAGCTGGCCGGAGGGGGATCTGCGGACTGTTCAGCCGCGCGGCGAACTGCCATTACTTGGTCGGCCGTTTGTGCTCGGGTTTACAGATTGCTGGGGGCTGGTCATGAGCTGGTTCCGGCAGGAACACGGCATTGAACTGCCGGATTACCGGGTGGATTATCCCTGGTGGGAGCAGGGTGAGAACCGTTACGCCGATAACTGGCGGGAAGCGGGGTTTATTCAGGTCGATGATCCGCAGCCCGGTGATGTCATCGTGATGCAGGTGCAGGCACCGGTCGCCAATCATGCCGGTATTCTGCTGGATGATAATATGCTGCTTCATCATTTGTACGGACACCTGAGCCAGCGGATGCCGTATGGCGGTTATTGGCGTGATCGTACAGTGATGGTACTGCATCATGAGCAACTGATATGACCCGCTCCGGCGGGTTTTTTTACGGGGCAAATATGTCACAGGAAATTATGGTGAAAATTATACTCGGTGGTGTGCTGGGTAAAACCTTCGGCAAAACACATCAGCGCCTGGTCAGCACAACCTCCGAAGCGGTCCGTGCTTTATGTTGCACAATTCCCGGGTTTGAACGCTATCTGAATACCAGTAAATCCCGCGGCTTAACGTACGCGGTATTTCGCGGGAAAAAGAATATCGGGGTGGACGACCTCAGTTTTCCGGTGACGGATGATGTTATCCGGATTGTGCCTGTTGTGATCGGCAGCAAACGCGGGGGATTGCTGCAGGTTATTTTCGGCGCGGTGATGGTGGCAGCTGCGTTCTGGACAGGCGGTGCGTCAGTGGCGGCATGGGGAGCGATGCATACCGGGTTGGCCATGACCGGCGTATCCATGATTTTGGGCGGCATTATCCAGATGCTGTCCCCGCAGCCGGGCGGGCTTGCCATGAAAGACCAGGGCGAAAACAAACCGTCCTATGCGTTCGGCGCACCGGTGAACACCGTTTCTCAGGGTTATCCGGTACCGATCGGTTACGGTAAACGCCGCATCGGCGGAGCCGTTATCTCAGCCGGTATTTACGTCGAAGATCAGCAGTAATCCTTTCTCCGTTTTTCAGCAGGAAATTCATAATGACACAAATCACAGGCCGCAAAGGCGGCGGTGGCAGCCCACGCACGCCCGTCGAACAGCCGGACGATTTACAGTCAGTTGCCAAAGCAAAATTACTGATCGCCCTCGGTGAGGGGGAATTTGCCGGTGAACTGACCGGGAAGGCTATTTTTCTGGACGGTACCCCGCTGCTGAATGCTGACGGTTCTGAAAACTTCCCGGGCGTGGTGTGGGAATACCGTCCCGGCACCCAGGCACAAACCTACATTCAGGGGATGCCGGCGGCGGAGAATGAAATCACCATCGGTACCACCGTGCAGAGCAGCACACCGTGGGCGCATGCATTCACCAACCCGCAATTATCAGCTGTCCGTGTTCGCCTGAAATGGCCGTCCCTGTTCCGTCAGGAGGATAACGGGGATATGGTCGGTAACGAAGTGAAATATGTCATTGATTTGCAGACTGATGGCGGTACCTGGAAAACCGTTGTGGACGGCCGGGTTAAGGGTAAAACCACCTCAGGTTATGAGCGGACTCATCGTATTGATCTGCCGCAGTCGGCCACATCCTGGACACTTCGGGTGCGGAAAATCACTGAAGATGCCAACAGTGCAAAAATCGGCGACACCATGGTGCTGCAGAGTTACACCGAGGTGATTGATGCCAAACTGACCTATCCGCACACCGCACTGCTTTATATCGAGTTTGACTCAAAACAGTTTAACGGCTCCATCCCGCAGGTCACCTGTGAGCCGAAGATGCGGGTTATCCGTATACCGTCGAACTATGATCCGGAACAACGGACGTATTCCGGTACCTGGGATGGTTCGTTTAAGTGGGCGTGGACCAATAACCCCGCCTGGATCTTTTACGATATCGTGGTTTCCGATCGCTTCGGCCTCGGCGACCGCATCAAAATGCAGAATATCGATAAATGGGAACTGTACCGTGTTGCAAAGTACTGTGACCAGCCGGTGCCGGATGGTAAGGGCGGCAGCGGCACTGAACCGCGCTATATCTGTGATGTGTATGTGCAGGATCGCAATGAAGCCTATACCGTACTGCGTGATTTTGCGGCCATCTTCCGTGGCATGACCTACTGGGGCGGCAACCAGATTATCACCCTGGCGGATATGCCGCGTGACATTGATTACAGCTACACCAAAGCCAACGTGCTCGACGGGCGTTTCACCTATTCCGGCAGCAGCAGTAAGGCCCGTTATTCCTCCGCGCTGGTGTCGTACTCCGATCCGCTGAACGGCTATGCCGATGCGATGGAGCCGGTGTTTGAAAATGAGTTGGTTTACCGGTTCGGCTTTAATCAGCTGGAAATGACGGCAATCGGCTGTACCCGGCAGTCAGAGGCCAATCGCAAAGGCCGCTGGGGCATTCTCACCAATAACAAAGACCGGGTAGTGACATTCGGTGTGGGGCTGGACGGTAATATCCCGCAGCCGGGCTACATCATTGCTGTGGCGGATGAAAATCTGTCCGGGAAAGTGACCGGTGGCCGCGTCAGTGCGGTGAATGGCCGGAGTATCACACTTGACCGCAAACCGGATGCCGCGCCTGGTGACCGGCTGATGCTGAATCTGCCATCCGGCAAATCACAGGCCCGCACTATTCAGATGGTCACAGATAACGTGATCACTGTTACCACGGAATACAGTGAAACGCCGGAGCCGGAATGTGTCTGGGTAACAGAATCAGACGAGCTGTATGCCCAGCAGTACCGGGTGGTGAGCGTGATTGAAAATGATGATGGCACATTCACGATATCCGCTGCCATGCATGATCCGGACAAATACGACCATATAGACACCGGCGCGGTACTCGATGAACGTCCGGTCAGTGTTATTCCGCCCGGCAACCAGTTCCCGCCGAAAGATATTACCATCAGCTCCTATTCTGTCGTGAACCAGGGGATCAGCATTGAAACCATGCAGGTTACCTGGTCACCGGCAGAGAATGCCATTGCCTATGAGGCGCAGTGGCGGCGCGATGACGGCAACTGGATCAATGTGCCGCGCAATGCCACCACTTCGTTTGACGTGCCCGGGGTGTATTCAGGCCGCTATCTGGTGCGGGTCAGGGCAATCAACGCAGCGGAAATCTCCAGCGGCTGGGGGTATTCAGAGGAAACCCGGCTGACCGGCAAGGCGGGAGATCCGCCAGTGCCGGTGAATTTCCGTGCGTCCACACTGGTATTCGGGATCAAACTGAACTGGGAATTCGGGAAATTCACGGAAGACACCCTGAAAACCGAAATTCAGTACAGCAAAACCAACGATGGCCAGAATCTGTTGCTATTGGCCGATGTGCCGTACCCGTCCCGCTCTCACGAACTGGCCGGTCTGGCCGCCGGTACCGCGTTTTATTTCCGCGCCAGGCTGGTGGATAAAACCGGCAACCAGTCTCCCTGGACTGAGTTTGTACGCGGTGTGGCCCAGTTCGATGCATCGACCATTATTGATGACGTGGCCGCCGGGTTGGGCGACTCACAAATCATCAAAGACCTGCAGTCGCAGGCGGATGATAATTTTGAGGCCATTATCAACAACGCCAACAACGCTTACGGTCAGTGGGGTTACTGGCAGCGTGAAAGCGGCGCGATGAAAGCCGAGATTATCGAAGTCCGCAACTACACGGTCACGGAAACGAAGGCACTTGCAGAGAAACTGGACGCGGTTAAGGTGACTGCAGACGACGGTTTCGCCATGGCACAAAACTCCATTCGCGCGCAGTGGGACATGGCCGCCGGTGAAGCATCCGTTGTTCACGATATGAAAGTCCGGATCCGTTATAACGGTGAGGATTATTCCGCCGGTATGGTGATCGGGGCTGAGCTGAAAGGCGGTCAGGTGAACACGCTTATCGGGTTTAACGCGCAGCAGTTTGCGTTTTATAATCCGGTGAAAAAATCGATGGACATGTTCATGTACATGAAGGACGGACAGGTCTTTATGCGTGAGGCGTTCATTAATCAGGCATGGCTTAACAGTGTGGTTGTCACTGACAAAATGCAGTCGGAGAACTATGTGCCGGGTAAACAGGGTTTTATTCTGGATGCAAAGGCTAATAAATTTGAGTTCTTTGACGGAACAACAACAAACGGTACCGGTATTACAGCGGGCGGTATTAAAGTATATGACAATAACCGGCTGACGGTCATTATTGGTGATATATCGGGGTATTAATATGGCTCACGGGATTATTGTATATGATGATCGCGGTAATAAAATATTAGATTCCGGTAAAAGACTCGGTCGGTTCGTCGGCTGGCATGATATTAATCCTGCACCGGTCGGTCAGTTTAAATACAGCTGGGATCACCGGAACCTGCTCCCTATGGGGGAGATTTTTGTCTGGGTTAATCCGAGCTTTTGGTTCAATCATAACGGCTGGTGCGATTGCCGGGTTGAAAATGGCGTTATTATTTTTGAGGGTAATTTAAGGCGAAACGACGAACAGAGAGCCAGGGAAACTTATATGCGTATATTATATGGTGTAAAATCATGAAACACGGTTTTATATGTTTTGGTGACACCGGCCGGATGCAAATTGACGGCACTAATATAGCGTTAGGGCTAATCAGAAAACAGTCGTTTCATTGTCCGAAAGTGCAGGATGCAGGACAGGGAACCATTAAAGAGGTTTATTTTCCTGCCAGAGTTCATCCGAAAACACAAATGATCGCAGCCAGAGCATCATTCTGGGTCAGAATAGGCGGTCAGGCGTTTGACAATACGAATAACAATGCTTTTGTCTCGATGCCTTTCCGCGACGGTCCCGGCGGAAATATAGAAATCTGGGAGTTTGGCAACGCTCCTGTTAAGGTGCGTAATCAAAAAACGGGAATAGTTGTGATAAACCCGCTAACCAATCAGGTGGTATATAATACTAACTGGGGCGTTGCAAATATACTGCATGTTCAGCGGCTTAAACTATGGCCTGATACAATGTGGTCTATGACAATGCCTAATAATGGTAATAACTGTGCAGTTGTATTTGGCGGTGGTGCTCAGAAAAGAACAAATTATGATGAATATATGGAATTCGAGTCTTATTTCTGGCGAATGAACGGTTCTAAACTGGAAGTACGTCTGTTGGTTGATACGTATTCCAGACCGCATGCATCACAATCTTTTAAATCATGTGATATACCGCTATATATAATGATAATAGATACAACGGGGATATAAGAATGAATATATCAAAATTAATCACATTAGCTGCAATAACTACGCTGACAGCCTGCAGCCATAACGTATACACCAAACCAGTGGATTGCACCGGGCATATGTTTGAGGGGCTGGATAACCGGCATTATTCAGCTAAGCTGACAAAATATGCGCCGGACAGTAAACGGTTTTTCAGTACAGGTGATCCTGTTCTGGGTTTGCATGGCTGGATCCGCATGGATACGTTTGACAAAATTACATGTGTTAAAGGCAAGAGTACAGAGGACTGATTATCGCCGTTACCGTCGCTTACTTCGATCCGCAAAACTAAAATCAAAATAAATAATCTCCTCCAACAACCGCTCCGGCGGTTTTTTTTCGTCTGAAATTTAAGGAAACCCCATGATTTACACCGACGGCACCATAGCCATTAATGCCGGTTCACCGATTGTGACCGGCACTGGTACGCAGTGGAAAAAGAACATTCACGGTGTGGCCCCGGGCCAGCTTATCAGCATCGAGAACGGTATAGCACCGGTCAGCATGATGATCCGCGCGGTAAACAGTGATACCGAACTGGTGTTGTCATTCAATGCCCCGGTAACGCTCAGTGGTGCGAAATACTCCATTGCCACCACAGTCCCGGATACCATTTCGGATGCAGCCCGCACCATGTCAGCCAATCAGGGCTATATCGTTTACTTTCTCCAGGCAATGCAGCAGTGGATGACAGACACCGGCCAGGTGGAAATTGAGTTGCCGAACGGGCAGAAGGTGACACTGGAGGATGTAAAAGGGCTGGCTTCGAGGGAATGGGTCGGGGAGATGCTGTATAAGCCAAATTCTGCTGTTACCCGCGTACAAAGTCCGAACAAAAGGAATGTTGTTCAGCTGGAAGACGGGGGAACAGTCGGTTTTAAAGACACCGTCACAGACAGATATCGTTTTGCGTTGATTTCGGATGGCTCCACCCGCTGCTTTAGTGACGGAGAATATACAGGACTGGATTTAGTAAAGATCGATGGCCGCTATGTGCGACTGGAGACAAATCCTCATGCGGGTACAGCATCAATGCTTAGCATTGTGTATCGGCAGGCTAACGGCGAAAACCAGCACATTGTGACGATACCATATGACACCGGCGTAGTTGCGACTCGCTCCTGGATTCAGCAGGCAACCGGATGGGGGTCAGTATACGCGGACTATCCTCCGTATATGACAAATTTCACTAATACCAATTTGCCTAATGGTATGTATAGATTTAACCAGAACAGTCAAAATCCCCCTTCTGTCATAGGAGACAGATTTGGAAGCGTTATAACAACTAGGTATTCCGGGGATATTGGACAAAGGATAGTCCTTCCCAACTACGGCGCGACGCACATGGCGATACATCGGTATACTGGTTCTGCATGGGAATCGGTAAGGGTGTTGACATCCAATATGTATATCGTAGACGGCAGTGGATATTATAAAAAATCGTCGCCAATCGTTCAGATTTACCCTGATGGCCATTACGACACCAACGACGAATCCGAAGGTGCTGAAGTCAGCCGCACCGGCACCGGCCAATATCACATTACCGGCATTCTTGGTTATAACTCAGATGGCGCATGGGGTGTAAACGGCGGTATTTCTGTACCGAAAGATAATAACGGCCTTGAGCTGGTTTATGTCGATGATAGGGTGCAGAGTGACGGCAGTCTGATTATTGAAACCTGTCACCGTCAGCATACGCATTTGCCGGAACGTTTCCAGAACTGGCGGCTGAAAGAGGTCACCCCGGAAGGTGAGCGCATTTTCTATCAGGACGGTGAGCTGTGTGATTTGCCGGAATCAACCCGTCTTGATGTGCGTGTCGAAATGCCGCAGGACTCTGTGTGGAATGTGAAACAGCGTGAACTGGCTGAACAGATGGAACGTGAGCAGGCAGAGCGTGAGGCGAAGGAAGCAGCAGATCAGGCCGGAGATTCAGGGGAATAAAACAAAGCTGTGCTGATGGGGATATTGCGCAGCAATCTTGACAGACCGCTCTGTGCCGGAAGTGGACAAAGCTGACATAACTATATGCCTATCAACGCGGAGCAAGTCCGTCAGTTGGTTATGGAAGTTAATTGTCAAAAGTTGTTTCCCACGACCATCGCCATCGGTGATTCTTAAGCGTACGCACTCTAAGCTATACTTCTTCAATCAGAAACTAATTATTATAATTGGCAATCTAATCAATCTTGATTAATATTAACTTTGATTAATTTTTCTGGAATTATTATGATCAATTATTTCTGAAATCGATTCAAAAATGTAATTGAATTTTGAAAAATCGATTGTTTTACGCTGTTTTAACACAACACCTGTAGCAAAAAATTCTTTGCCGTATTCATTATCCTTGCATTTGTTATTAGTTCGGTTAAATACTTTACCACCAAGCGTTTTTTGTAATACAGAACTGTGGAAAAGGTCTTCCATAGAACTATCTTTTAAACCATTAAGAGGGGTGAATATTATATATAAGTTTTTTGTAACCCACGTCCATTTCTGATTTCTTAGTTCATCTTTTGTAAGGGTAATATTAGGGAACGCTTTTCCAATTAAAGTGTCGAAGATTCCCTTAGCACCACCGCTTCCAGAGTCATTATCTAAAATAACAATTACAGGTTTTTGATTGACGATTTCCTTAAACGCACCTGTCTTTTTTTCAAAGGCAACAATGAATTCTTTTAGATGTTGAGTTCCTCCGTCTAAGTTTAAAAGATATTTTGTTTTAGACGTGTTTTTGAAGAATTTAATCCCATAATCTCGTACTGCTTTATTACCCATTTTTTTATTCCCAATTAGATTGGGGTGGTTTTCTGATAACGCATCCAAAGCAACCCTCAAGTACGTAATGTCCGTTTTACCCTCAGTCAAGATTGTTGGTTTTGGATTTGCCCAAAAAGTAGAATAGTAAAGAAAATCCGAATATACTTTTTCACGCTTGTTATGTGAGGGTTTGATCGCGTGCGGTAATCTGTTGTTGTATTTGTCTACAAAATCAATAAAGCTCAGCATGCCATTTAACTCATTGATAGTGCCAGTTCTTATATTTCTTGTTTTTTTATCTATTAATGTGTACTCCCCTTTTTTAAATAGGCTATGTGCCATTGCACGAGCCATTTTTGCATATTTTCTATCTACATTTACAAACCTATTGACAGTTAATCCTGTAACTTCTTGGCGGATTTTTTTGTCGAGAAGTCTTAATTTGTTCTGATTAATTTTAAAGCCTGATGATATTATTTCCTTAAGAAATTTATTATTTAAGGTGATGAATCTCTCATCTTGGCTTTTGACGATTTTCTTAGGAAATTCTTTTTTATTAGTTGAGATTGTTATATCGTCAGCATATCGTGTGTATGTACAACCAACACTATTACATAGATTACTTAGCCGCCTGTCTAAAGAAACTAGAATTAAGTTGGTTATTACGGGAGAGCAGGGGCTACCTTGAGGTAACTTATCTTGGTGACATGCGATTTTGGCTATTAATGTGGAAATCTCTGCACTGAGAGAAAAGTTATTATTTTTTAAAAAATACCCCCTAACTCGTCCAAAATTAAATTCATCAAAGAAATTACAAAGATCTATATTAAGAACCCATTTCTTTGATTTATGCTTTTCAGCATTTGTAATAATACTGCGGTTGCGCTCAAATCCATGAGAGAAATAATTATCTTCTTTTAAATTTTCTCGGAGATTATTTAAACAGTCTTGTAATAAATCAGAAAGCTTGCTTTGTATTTCTTTAAGCTCAGAGTCTGGGGCTGATATGATTCTGTCAGTACCATTCTTTTTTTTAATAGTGAATTGTGAATATAGATTATCAGTATTTCTTATATATATGACACGGGTCATAAAAACTGGGTCAATTCCTAAAAGCCGTGCGAAATCTGGTTTGGAATTACATGCTTTTAATTTTTCTAAGCGGGTAGTCATCACTGCTCCTTGAAAAGTGGTGTGCAGGCACTCCTACGCACTTTTACAGTATTACTAGCAGATCCTGCTATGAGAATCATAGCAGCGAGAGATTGAGCCCTTGAAATCAAGAATTGCGAAACACAATTCAAAATTCTGCCTGCACACCAATCCAAAACATTCCACACATTTCGTATGTTTTCAACATAATGAGCCATTAAATGAGAGCTGTAACGATTATTTGTACGTTTCTTTCGGGAATACGGTATGGGCTATCGCAATTTGTGAGGTTTTATTTATATAACTAAAACAATGAGATAGATTGTTTGAAAACATGCTCATTAAGTAGATTGCAACAAGATGCTCACAGCATTTTATTAATACCCTTTAACAGATTAGAGCCTTCGTTTGATTCTACTAGATTAGGTTAAGTGAGGTAGATTTTAGAGATTTTCGAAGTTGAAAATGTCATTGAGGGCTTTGGGAGGATATCTTCAGATTACAAGTGATTATATGTTTTAAAATCAATGAATTATATTGTGTGATTAGTTCCTGTTATCGACCAACCGCCAACCACGGGAAGTGGTAGCTAAAATTTGCCATATTTAACAAATATGCATATGTCCGCTATTCGCTCACAGCAGACTTTCACCACAATTAGTTCGGTAGTTCCGTGCCAAAAGCAGACGTTTTGGCACTGCAAAAATATCTTGTCCGCATCAGGGCATCGCCATAACTTTTAGACGGATTAATCCGTGTTTGTAGCAGATGTAAATACCAGATGAACCTATAACCTATTGTCAGTTATAAAAAGGCGGTGTAGTGTTCTGCCCATTAAATTTAAAAAAGGTGAAAAAGTCTGTACTTAAATACGGATCTTTCCGCCGAATAACTGTTACACGTTTTAAGGAGAGAGAGTGCAAAATCCTGGAGAAGAAATTGTAGGTGAGTATCTTAAATACTTTCTGGGCTGCGACTTCGTTGAGTACAACCTATATACTCCGGACGTTCAGGGTGAAATTGACGTTGTTGGTATAAATCCTGAAAACAAAGTTGTTTATATCTGCGAGGTCGCTACCCATTTAGTAACGGGTCTTCAGTATGTCAAAGATTGCCAGTCTGACAACGTGAATCGCTTTACCAAAAAGTTCCGAAAAAACATTCAATATGCAAACAAGTATTTCGAGGGCTATGAAAAGCATTTTATGCTTTGGTCACCCATAGTCAAAAACCAAGGTATGGGTGCAAAGAATAACCAAATGAGAGATATTGAAGAAATTCAGCAGAATTTACGTACAGAATTTGGTGTTGAACTTGAACCAATCATAAACCGAGCGTATTTCAACTGCTTATCACAGCTTAGAGAGTATGCCGCCAAAGAAACAAAGGAGTTAAAATCGCCTATTCTTCGGCTTATGCAGATTGAGGAGAAATTGGCTAAATATGTATCCAGGCTAAACGTGTAACAAGGCCATAAAATTCGCTCCCTACGGTCGCTCGGACGCTTGCAAGCTAAGCTCGAGTCGTTAGTTGCTCATAGCGGACTGTCGGATTTGATTTCAATGAGTAATGCATGTGACGCATAAAATTAGTAAAAATCAGATTGATGAGACAGCTAAACTTCTCTATCATTAACTGTATATATATACAGTTAATCGATTCTGAGTATGAAACTTGTCAAGATCAACGATGATACAATTCTGACATTGCCTCTTTTCCTGGAGCATGTTCCCGCTGGGTTTCCGTCACCGGCGGCGGACTATATCGAGGAGCGCATAAACCTGAACAGTGAACTGATCCGACACCCGGAAAGTACCTATTTACTCAGGGTTGAAGGTAGTTCGATGATAGATGCGAATATCTTTGACAGTGATGTGGTTATCGTGGACAGTGCGGTAACTGCGGCGGAGGGGGATATTGTGATTGCCAGTTTTGACGGTGAGTTTACTGTCAAAAAATTGCAACTGTCACCGGTACCTATGCTGATCCCAATGAATCCGGATTATCAGCCTATCGTAATCAGTAGTGAGCAGGATTTACAGATTTTCGGTGTGGTCACCTACATCATCCACCGGGCGCAGTGATGTTTGCGCTGGTGGATGTAAACAGCTTTTACACCAGCTGTGAAAGAGTATTCCGGCCCGATCTGACAGGTAAGCCGGTTATCGTCCTGAGCAATAATGATGGCTGCGTGATCGCCAGGTCAGCAGAGGCGAAAACCCTCGGTATCAAAATGGGGGCGCTGTATTATGAGTGTCGCGATTTTTGTCATAAAAACAATGTGACAGTATTCAGCTCAAATTATGCGTTGTACGGTGATATGAGCAGCCGTGTGATGACATTGCTCTCATCCTTCGCACCCGCCACAGAAATCTATTCTATCGACGAAGCCTTTCTTGATTTTACTGGCATGACCAGGACATTCAGCCTGGAAGATTACGGCCGTGAGATACAGGCTGCCATTCTGCAGAAAACACACCTTCCGGTCGGCGTTGGTATTGCACCGACAAAGACACTCGCAAAAATCGCCAACCACGCAGCAAAAACATGGAAAAAAACCGGCGGGGTGGTAGACCTTTCAGATCCGCGGCGCCAGCGTAAATTACTGGCTTTGATGCCGGTCAGCGAGGTATGGGGAATCGGCCGGCGCATATCGGCCAGACTGAACACAATGGGGATCCGCACAGCATTAGATTTGGCGAACGCCGCACCGGCGACTATCCGTAAAACATTCGGTGTTGTCACTGAGCGCACGCTGCGGGAACTGAACGGGGAACCCTGTATCGAGCTGGAAGAAGTCAGAAAGGTGAAACAGCAGATCCTCTGCTCCCGGTCATTCGGTATCAAAGTGACGGACATTGTCACCATGAGAAAGGCCGTGTGTGAATATGCCGAGCGGTCAGCCGAAAAACTCCGGGAAGAAAAGCAGCGCTGCCGGATGATAGGGCTGTTTGTGCAGACCAGCAGACACGCGAATGGGCCGGACTATGCGAACAGTGCAAATATTTCACTCGAGTACCCCAGCTGCGACACGCGGGACATCATCAATGCCGCCATGAGAGCACTGGATACTATCTGGCGTGACGGGTACCGGTATTATAAGGCGGGCATCATTCTGTCAGATTTCACCGATTCAGCCGTCACCCAGTTCGATATGTTCGCCACCCGGCAGCCATTCAAAAACAGCGATGAGCTGATGAAGACCATCGACACAATAAATAATAGTGGGCTGGGCCGCGTGTGGTTTGCCGGTAAAGGCAGTGACAGCGGGTACAGGATGAAGCGTGAAATGCTGTCACCGGCATACACGACAAATTTCAGTCAGCTGCCGGTGGTGAAAAGTTAATAAGGCATAAGAGGCGCAAAGATTTGTTGTTGCTGTACGAGCTGTTTTGATCATAGAGCGACATTGAATAAACGTATTGAGTCAAATTGCAGATAGAGCTGTGTAGCATTTTGGTTGAAGTGCCAGTTATCAAAACCGAAGTAAAATATAAAATAATCAACTGGTTGAAAAAAAGAATATTGTTTGTATCCGATAATAATTCTGATGATGTTTTATTATTTAAATCATATGGTTAAGAAAGTGATTTCAATCTAATGCTGCGCCACATGGGCTGGTTTGAGGCTGCTGACTTAATCGTTAAAGGAATGGAAGGGGCAATCGCTGCCAAGACCGTCACTTACGATTTCGAACGTCTGATGGAAGGTGCTAAGCTCCTGAAATGCTCAGAGTTTGGTGACGCAATCATCAAACACATGTAATTCAGTTTACAGTGAAATAGTTAACGGGAGCTTATCAGTTCCCGTTTTTTATTGTCGTATTGGGATGGTTATCAAAAAACTATCAAAATAAGTTATCAAAATAAATAACTAAATGATATAAATAGAATTAATAGTAGTTATTTATGGGATATAATGAGTATGCCACTTAAAATTGGAATAGTTAATTTAGCATCAAAATGCTGGGTAGTTCGTCCTGGTGTTAGATATCGGTTTGCTAGTGAGTTTATTGAGAATGAGATAATTGCTACAGCACATTTAGATAATCTACAGATTAACGAGCTTACATTTAGTGACCCAATAACACAGGCAAATAAGGCTAGTTTACTTGAAGGTTTTAATGCTATAACAGCAAAGAATGTTAAGCCTCAAATTGAGAGCTTTGTTATTGATATGAAAGTTGGTGATGTTGTTTTCACATTAAATTCTAGCCAAGTAATACCAGGGATTATCAAATCAAATCCATATTATGCTACAGATATATTTCCTGCAAATGAAGGATTTAAAGTTCGTAGAGACGTACAATGGGGTGATCCTATACCTAGGAATAGAATACCAATAACAATTCAAAAATCGTTTAATGCGTATCAAGCGATATTTTCTTTAGGTGATAATTCTAAGGAGGTTTTTCACTGGCTTTCTTCATTTTTTATCGATGGGAATGATTATTATAGTAGTTTGAGGATAGAGCAATCTGCTGCTTTAAAACATCATACATTAAAACAATTAGCTGAACTGATTGATAGAATACAAGTTTTATCGATCATGATTTCTGAGCATCAATCAAATGATGAGAACCCATTAAATATAAATTATGAAGATCTGAAAAATGCTATGGTCAGATATTCAAATGGTGGGCTTCTGGATTTAACTTCTCAACAAATTTTAATGTCACCAGGTGATTTGTGGTTAAAGTTTAGCAGTCAATCAAGATATGCAGGAGTTGCATTTTTATATTTAATATTGACAACCATAAGTCCAGCCCAAGAATTAGAATTTACCAATCAAACCTATACTAGTAATCTCGCGGAAATAACTGAACTCATTGAATCTAATCGTAATGTCATTGAGTATGAGTTAGATATTCCGAGCATTAGAAGGCAGTTAATACTGAGTGCTGCAAATCAAAATAGTGAATTTGTTGATTCTAATATTGAGGAAGATGACTTTCCCAGTGATGGTAGTTCAACGCATATAGGTGGATGA